GGCGGTCCATCCCTGCTGGGGATGCCTGATTGATATTAAATGGTGTTAATATGTAGAAGAAATTGTTGCAGGGAAAACAAGATCGGGATCAGATCTTGTGAAAAACCCTAATTCGATGCTTAAACATTGGAGAAAATGAAAACATGGGAATCGGAAAATCGGATGAGAGATGGGTGGGGGAGCGACAAGCACTCGGATTGTAAGAGAAGCATCGAACAACATGCAACGAAGCCATTAAAATGACGACCGACCGCCTGGGATCGTCATTGCCAGAGATATTCACTGGCTTTGGGATGAACTGGTGGTGTTGGTCAGTTCAAGTTGTGGGACCGACGACGGAGATGTAGTCGGTGTCGGGGGTGGAGGTGTTACATTCACTGAATGGGATGGGAGGGGGAGGGAAACCTGAGAAAAGTGGAAGTCACGCCAGTATGGACCTGTGGGACATAAGATGGGAATATGTCCTTGGCAGTAGACGTTATTAACTCGACCGCGGCAACCCCAGTCAACGATTCGATCATCGTATCCGTCCGAATCGTGCGGATACCGGCAAACGCCTCGAGGGCAATATAATCGAGAACGTTGAAGATGAGGTGCATGTTTGCAGAAATCTGCGATGGTGGAGTCGAAGTAGGTGTGCGAGAGACAGAGTTCGCATGCAGAAACGAGCGCCATCGATCCAACATCAAACACCCTTGAGCCGTTGTGTATAAAGCACACGGAGCAAGTGAGAGACCGATGCTCCGAGAGCACAACGATGGGTGGTGACGGGTGTTTGATTGATTGAACAGTTGAAGCAACCGGTTGATAGAGTTGCGGTCGACCGACAAGGCGCTGGAGAGGTTGGCCACGACGTGACGTGGCAATGTTATGCGCGTGGATCGCTGGATGGGACTGCGAAAGGTGACTAACGTGTGCGCGACGTGTGTGCGAGAACGTTTGACAGATCGGACAGGTAGGCATGACATAACAACGGTGAATGAACAACGGTGAATGTAAATGGAGAAATACCTTATAGGGTGAGTTCAGTCAGCCCATTGGCGATCGCATTGACACCCATTGATATGGAGCCATACGGACCTGGGATGAGTGAACCAACTGAAGAAAGGGTGCGGATGATGGAGAGGACGCGAGACCAAAAATTGGCATTCTCAGATGCCATAACGGCGACTGGGAGTGAAAGACATGTCTCGCGATAGATCTTCATAGCAACAGGATCAGCTTGGGGAGAGTTAGTTTGGTATTCGTAAATCGATGCAAGAGGGTCGACGGTATATTCGACACAAGCCCAAGTGCGAATGATGCATGAAATATCAGTAGTAAGTCCAGATAATTTGATGATGACAGATTCAAAACCGTTATCAAAGCCGGGGATAGCGTAGAGACAATGAAATTGACCGAAATCGTCTGGGCCAATAGTAGCAGGACAGGTGAACAGGTTCGTTAGTATAGAATTAAACATGAATTCCGGGGACATGTTGTACGCACCGGCATAAGCACCATCAGTGAAACGACCGACATAACGATTGGCTGACGTTGAATTAACACCATCGAGTCCGTCGATAGTGTAGAGATTATTCGGATCGCCAGATGTGCGGATTTTAAGTTTCAGGGGCACCTTCCAAACTTGGAGTGAACCCGACCAAGACATTTCGTTAGTAGTGGAGACAAATTCGATATGATTCGATATGAAACGAAACGAGTTGACTTGTTGGTCGGTGGTGTAAGCATTAGTACCAAAAAGTGAGGTATAATCGGAGTAAGGAACAGCGTCGAAAGTAACAGTCGAGGGTATGGCGACACCAGCAGAACTCGATGCGGTGAAGAATGCGATACCAGGCACCGGAGCGAGAATGATGTAATAGTCGGAACCGGTGGTGAAATTAGACGGTTGGACAGTACGATGTTTCTTAAGAAGCGACAGACCACGAAAATCGTCAGGGACACCTTGAACGCCAGTACTAGTGAAGTCAGGAGGAGAAAATGCACATTTAAGAAAAGCAAGACCAGCGGGAGACATTCTGGGACCGGTCACGGGTCGAGGTCGACCAGGGCCAGAAGGAGGCGCCTTGCCAAGCGGGTTACGTGTGCGTAGATTTGTACGAACAATATTTCGACGAAGTGTACGCATACGGCGGCGACGCATAGTAGAAAGACGAGAAAGAGGAACATTAGCAGAAGTTTTCCAAACGCGTTGGATGGGGCGGCGAGGTGGACGACGTTTGTTGGAGCGCGTTTGGGTGCGTTTAGGAGGCATAAATCAAAGAGTGGATGCAGAGGTAGAAGGAGATAACAAATGATCTTCTACCCCTCGGGCTTCACCCGCAGTAGTGACAGTAAGTATAGGCTGTTCGACAGAATAAAGCGTACTGTCTTCACCGGTAGATCGATGATACAGAAAATCGAACAAAATACGTATGTCAGCAGCTGTGGGTGGACGAACTAATTGGTTGCGCGAATAAAACAGAACATGTGCTTGAATGGCCTCTTCGAGGTGGGATTGAGACGAAATACATTCGAAATCAGACCGAAGTGATTTGATAGCTTCGGCATGATGGTCGTTAGACTTATAAATGGTTGTTAGATACTTAGCAGAGCGGCGGAGAACATCTGGGCAGGTGCCGGATCGTAACAAAAATTTACCGGCAAATTCACCGATGGGAGGAATATCGTCTTTGATCTTAAGACCGTTGTTATCAAGCCAGACATCAGGTGAAAATTGGATACCAAATCCTTCAATAGACGTGTCGTCACCTTTGAAAAGAAAAAGGACAAGAGTATCGACACGGTAAACGCGCGAATTGGTGTGAAAGTCGTAAAGACTATTACGGATTAGAGTTTCAAACTTACCCGATTGCATCTTAAGTTCA